CTTCGACACTGACTTGATCTTGTCGCGGGAGTCGGTCAGACCGTTGATGAACCCCTTGCCCACATCCTTGGCCAGGGCCTTCGTCTTCTTCGACGGAGAGGCGATCTCCAGCTCGGCCTTGATGCCGGTAACGACAGCCGCCGCCATGGCGCGCGCGGCCGCCCCGACCCCGGAGGTTGCTCCGGCCATACCGGACATGAGGCCCTGCGCCGCAGCCGCACCCGCGCCGGGCATGCCGCGACCACTGCCGAGGGTGTCGTTGTTGATGGCCTCAATGAGGCTGCGGTGTTTGGCAGTCGAGCGAGCGTTGACCATGAACTCGCCGTTGGAGGCCATGATCGGGATGCTGTCCGAAGTACCGGTACCCGGGCCGCTGATCGGGCCGCCGCCGGGGAATCCGATCGGGCCGCCGCCCGCGTAGTTGCCGCCCTCGTGGAAGACCGTGCCCGCGTTCGACGTCTTCGTCTGCATGACGATGTAGGTGACGGCGGTCTTCCCGTCGATCTCGTTCAGGCGCCGCTGGGCGCGCGACACCTCGTACAGCAGGTTGGAGATGTCGCCCTTGACGGACGCCTTCTTCGACGCCGGCACAGACCCGAGCTTCTTCTTCGCCGCGGTGACCTTCGCCTCGAGGTCGTCGATGTTCCCCTTCAGCCGGGCGGTCTTGTCCGGGGTGCGAAGGATCTGATCCGCGAGGGCCTTGGCCTCGCTCTTGGTCAGGCCCATCGCCCGGGCCGACTCGATCAACTTCTCGCGGCCCCGGGCGTAGACCCGGTTGGCGGCCTCCCACGATCCGGTGGACTGCCGGGTCTGCGCCGCGGCTTCGTCGGTTTTCGCGGCCAGGTCGTTCAGCGCGGTGGCGGCAGCCTGGGCTTTCGGGCTGTTGAGGTCCAGCTCGCCGTTGACCATGTGCAGCGAGCCGTGGTTCTCCTTCGCCGCCTTGGCCGCGGCGTCGATGCTCGCCTCGAACCCGATCATCCCGCCGATGCCCTGGCGCTGCACATTGTTGAGCGCCACGATCGACTGGCGCAGTGCGTCGGCGCTCTTCTGCTGCTCAGCCAGCGCCGTCTGCGTCGCCAGTGCCTGCTTGCCGAACAGTCCCTGCCCTTCGGCAGCCCACTCCTGCTCCAGCTTCGTGTCGGCCAGGACGCCCTTGTAGCCGTCCATCCGGCTGGTGAACTCGCTGACGGAGTGGCCGCCCTTGGCGTACTCGGCCGACAACCGCTTCATCGCGACCGCCGCCAGGTCCGCCTTGCCGTTGCGGGCAAGGTCGGACAGGCTGTCGTCGATCGCGTCGAGCCGTTCCTTGGCCTCGTTGTGGGGCGTGGAGTCCGAGATCCCCAGCGAGCCGATCTTCACCATCCACTGCTGAGCCTTGTCAGCTGTGCTTGGGTCGGTGATGTTGCGGACGCTGTCGTACAGCCCCGAAAGGTCGTCACCGAATACGCGGGCGGCTTCGCCGGTTGTCTTCCCCGTCAGGGCCAGCTTGCCCAGCGACGTGGTCAGCTTGTCGACATCCGGGGGCGCCGCCTTCCCGACCTTCGCCAGGTTGATCATCGCCACCGTGAACAAGCCGATACCGACGGCCGCGATGTTGAGCTTGGCCTGAGTCGACAGCGTCCCGGCCGCCCTGCGCAGCGACCCCATCGTGGTGGCCGAGCCCAGCGCCGCAGTTCCCATACCGCGGATCGCCGTCGCTGCCGCGTCAAAGCCGCCCACCAGCAGCTGGATCCCGGAGCCTGCCAGCTTCACCGCCCGGATCGCGACGGCCGTCTGCATGAGCACCGTGACGAATCCCGGTGGCAGCGAAGCCACCAGCGATGCCGCAGCGTTCGCGAGCTGCAGCACACCACCACCTACGCCGGATGCCGCCTGCAGCAGGTGCAGCGCGGCGGTGGCGACGTTCTTCAGCGTCTCGGCCAGCAGCGGGCCCTGGGCGCGCGCGTAGTCCATGAACTGGGACAAGGCTCCGCCGACCTTGCCCGTGTCGAGGGTGCGGATCAGGTGCACGAGTCCGTCGTTCGCGCTTCGCAGCGCACCCGTCGCGAAGTCGGCGAACTTCTTCGACAGCCCGTCGACGGCCGGGCTCATCATGCCGCCGGCCAGGATGTTCATGAAGCGGTCCAGCTCAGTGGACGCCCCCTTCACCAGGGGGGTCAGCTTGGGCAGCATCGCCGAGGCGACCGCCAACCCCTTGGTGAAGACGGGCATGGTGTCCTTGGCCAGCCCGTCCGACCAGGCCGCGTACTGCTTCTTCAGTGTCGTCAGGCCAGCCGCCGCCTGGCGGGTGGCGGACGGCATCTTCTCGATCTGCTGCTGGAATTCGACCTGCGCCGTGATCGCGGCCTCGGACGTCGCGCCCGACTTGGCGACGGCGTCCTCGTACTTCTTCTGCGCTTCGCTCGCGTCGGACAGCGCACCGATCTGCGGAATGATCGCCGCACCGAACGCGGCCACCGCGGCAGCCGCCGCACCCGCACCCGCGGCGAGCGGTGCCAGCGCGGCCGCCGCCGGGATCGCCCCACTGGCGAGCAGGAGCTTCTTGTGCAGGTCGCCAGCCGAGTCTCCCGCCTTGTCCAGGACGCGACTCAGCCGGTCGCGGCCTTCCAGCGTGAACGTGAGATGCGTCCCGGCCATCACTCACCCCCAGGTGCTGCTTGGGCCTGCGCGGCCACGTGTCGGTCGACCCAGGCCACGGCCTGGAGGAAGCGGGCCCGTGGCAGCGCTTCGAGCTCGGCGGGGCCGATGTGCAGGAGATGGGAGATCAGGGGCCAGTAGTCGTCGAGGAGGTCTCCGATGCGGCGTCCGGCGAGGCCTCCGGCGCCGGAGCGGGCGTGGCGATGCCCTGGCCTTTTGGGGCCAGCTCCTCGAACGCCTTGTCGACGTCGGCCTCGTCGTGCGCCAGGGTCCGCATGAAGCCGGTCATCCGCTCGACGATCTCGTCCGTGGACTCCGGGTTCTTCACCAGCGCCTCGGCCATGTCGAGGATCTCCGGGTACTCCAGCCGGGCCTTGGTCCGCCTCTTCCAGCCGGGCAGGTCGAACTCGGTGAACCGCAGCGTGGGCTGCTGCCGCTTGCGGAACGCCCACAGGACGGCGCGCATCGCGGTCGGCTGCTGCTGGCGCAGGGCGCTGTCGACGTCGTCCCAGTCCAGACCGGTGGCGGACTCGATGACGGACGACTCGATCGCGGACAGGTCGTCGGTGGAGACCTCGTCGACGGTGCCGTCTTCGTGGCGGTAGGAAACGATCACGTGCTGCTCCTGGGATTACTCAAGGCGACGGCGGACGTCGTCGAGGACACGGGCGGCGTCGCGCTCCATGCGGGGGCGGGCCTTGCGCACGGTGGCGTCCCACCACAGGGGGGTGGCGTTCTGCTGCACCCACCGGCGTCGGTTGCCGTACACGGGGTGGCGGATGCGGCCGGTGTTGATGGCGGCCGGCATCTTGCGCAGGTCGGCCGGCAGGCGGCCTTTGTCGAGCCAGACCTTGGCGCCCGGATTGCCGGAGGTCCGCACGGAGATGCGGATGGCGTCGGCGATCGTGGCGCGTAGCGGCCGGGTTGTCGGTGACGGTCCGCCGGGCCTGCCGCGACGCCCCTGCGAGCTGATGTCCAGGCCGCGGATCGCGGACTGGAGTTCGTCACGCAGGGGCTCGGCGGCGTGCCGTAGGCGGCGCTGCATCGAGGCTCGGATGTTCTCGTGGCCGGCAGCCCGAAGGCGGCGCTGCAGTTCGATCAGGCTGCCGGTGTTGGTGATGCGGATGTCGGAGACCACGAGGTCACCTCACAGGGTGATGTCCGTGGACATGTACTCGATCTTCACCGGGTTGGTGCCGTCGTACAGGGCGGTGAAGTTGAACGTCGGCCGGATGACGTCGAAGCCGTCGACGACCGGGGGGCCCTCGTCGAACTTGACTGCGGGCAGCGTGATGCGGAACGTCTCGGCGTAGGTCGAGGCGATGATCGGGCCGACGAACTCCCAGACGAGGGACGTCGCGCCATCGCTGGTGTGCAGGTCGTCGAGGATCGTGTCGATGTAGTCCGTCTCCAGGCTGCCGGTGATCTTCACCTGGTCGTTGGAGATGGGCTCCTTCTTCAGCCCGGCCTGGCCCGCGTAGAAACGCTCCGTCGCCTGCGGCCGCTCGATCTTCACGGACACCTTGCGGACGCCGTCGCGCGCCGTCTCCGAGGAATACGTGCCGGTCTTGACGGCCATCTGCGAGAAGTGGAACGGGCTCATGTTCGGGTACGCGGCCGTCGCCAGCGTCTGCGCCTCGTCGCACGTCTTGCCGTCGAACTCGAACGACCCGGTGAGCATGCCGCCCACCTCGCACGCGAACTCCGCGCTGGTGACCTTGCAGCCCAAGAACGTCTTGTCCGTCACCGTGCCCGTGGTGAGGGGCACGCCCTTCTGGATCGTCAGGCTCTTGCCTGCCGTGTCCGCGAGGGTGTGGGTCTGCAGGTACGCGCTGGTCGCCACCTGCTGCACCGGCGTGACCGTCGTCCCCATGAGCGCCTGAAGCAACGTGCCCATCGACTTGTTGACGATCTCCAGGTCGATGGAGCCCTGCACCTCCTGACGCGTCAGGACGCGCCGGGACGACAGCGCGAGCAGACGCCCGGCCGCAATGCCCGCGGACTGCGCCGTCGTCTTCTTGAGAGCAAGGCTCTCCTTGGTGAACTCGATGAACTTGGCCGGTGCGACGAACGTCCCGTAGGTGCTCTCCGCACTGATACCGAGCTGGGCGCCAAGGCCCGAACCGATCGCCATCAGAGATCAGCTCCCTTCGCGGCACGCGCCGCCTTCTTCGCCTCGGCCGCGGCACGCAGGCCGGGCTCCTCGACGGGCTCCCAGTTGGTGGTCTGGCAGACGTAGCCGTCGAACCGCTCGTCCGGCACCTCGACCACGGTGTCCGGCTCGACGAGCCGGTCGCCGAGCTCAGGCACGGTGACCGGGTCCGAGCCCACGTAGCGCACTCGCGCCATGGCTGTACTCCTCGGGTGGTTGGATCAGATACGGGCTCGGCAGGACACCGCGAACTCGACGCTCACGGAGGCGCCGTCGCTTGTGGACTGCTGGACGTTGCCGGTCGTGAGATGCGCCCACAGGACCGCGCCGTTCAGGGTGGGGGCCTCGGGCGCCGCGTCGCTGGCCCGCAGCGCCTGCTCGACCTCGCCGACCAGGTCGAAGGCGTCGGCCCGGCGGAAGGACATGTCCTTGTCTCCGCCCCGCGATTCCGCGAAGCAGGAGATCACGAACGCCTCGTCGCGGGTCCGGGCCCCAGCCGCGTTGAAAGACTGCTCCAGCTCGACGGCCTGATCGCCGCCCGGCGACCAGCCGATATGGATCCGGCGCCGTTGGGTCAGGTTCACTGCTGTTGGTCCGTCGACGATGGCGACGTCGGCCAGTGCCAGCCGGGCCCGCAGGATCGCGAGCAGCGCGTCGACCGCGGCAGGTACGCGGGAGGTCTGCACTACGCCACCCCCGGCGGAACCTTGTATGGCTCCAGCAGCTGCAGGACCCGGTTGGGGATCGCGTAGCCCCAGCCCGGCACGGCCTCGGTGACGCTGAAGTCCTCACCGCCGCCGATGGAGGACATGCCGCGCGACGCCCCGTACTGGGTGCGCCACAGGTGCTGCAGCAGGATGCGGGCCGCGAGGTTGACGGTCGGCATGTCCTCGGCGCGGCCAGCCGTGTACACGAAGCGCCACAGGGTCCCGGAGAAGCTGCCGCCGCGGTAGCGGACGATTCCGGTGGCTCCGTCCAGGACGAGCTTGGACAGGTCCAGGGCGTCGCCCTCGTCGACCGCAGGCTCCACGGACACCAGCGCGACGGCAGGGATGCGGGACAGACACACGCTGGCGCTGCGGCCCTCGATCGTCTCGGTGAACTCCCGTACCTCAACGGGTCCGATGTGCCGTTCGATCGGCGCGGTCAGCGCGTCGATGAACGCCTGCAGCTCGACGTCCTCGGCCGAGCCGTCGATGTCCAGCTGCGCCTTCGCCTCGGCGAGTGTGAGCAGCGACATGGGGACCTCCGCCTACTTCTGCGCGGCAGGCTTCGCCGCGGGCTTGCGGCCGGTGGCCTTCTCCGGCGAACCAGGGGCGGTCGCGTGTTCCTCGGCGCCGTCGTCCTCGACGGCGAGACCGCCCGCGATCATGTGCTTGGCCTCGTCGTCGGGCAGGTCGACCACACCGCCCCGCGCGGGCCAGGACTCGCCGTCGCGGGTCCCGGAGATGGCGACCTTCATGCGAACGCGCATTGCTGTTTCCTCTCAAGGGCGAGGGGGCGGCCACGGCCGTGGCCGCCCCGGGTGCGGATGGATTAGGACGCCCCGCCGGTGAACAGCTTCACGGCGCCGGTCTGGTCGACGAGCAGGCCGTCCGCGCGGATGATCGCCCGGAAGGTCACCAGGTCGGAGTTGAAGGCGTAGTCGTCGGAGCGCTCGAACCGCACGCCGCCCGCCATGCGGACGAAGTACTGCGAGATGTCGCCGAACGCCACGGACTTCGCGTTGAGCGCGATGGCCGCCACGTTCGGGTCCGTGTGCACCGGCTTGCCCAGCAGCATGTCCGGAGCGCCGACCTGGATGGACGGCTGCCACAGGTACTGGCCCTGGGAGTCCTTCAGCTTGCGAGCCGCACCGAGCGTTGCATCGCGCATCAGCCAGCCGCACGAGGTGCTGTTCCGGTACGGGGCGATGACGCTGTAGTACAGGTCGATCAGGTTGTCCGCGGTGAACGCGCCCACCACGCCGGTGCCGCCGGTCACGCCGGCCGACGCGGAGGTGATGATGCCGGTCGGCTTCGACGATCCGTCACCAGTGATCGCGTGGACACCGAACGCGTTGCCCAACGCCCTGCCCGCCTGCATGGCGAGGTAGCCCTCAAGGTCGACGCCCGTGTCGGTGAGCAGCTCGGTGGCCGCCTGGATCAGCACCGCGTACTTGTAGGCGCCCAGGGTCCGCTTGCCGAACGCCGGGTCCGACTCGCTGATCGCCGCGGCTTCGGCGGTGAGCGCGGCACTGGAGTGCGCCGTGGTCACCGGGATTTCGATCGTCTCGCCGGACGCCGTGTTCAGCACGGTGGGCCCGGCCATCAGGATGCCGGACACCTCGATGAGGTGCGCCATCAGCTGGCCGTAGAAGGTGGTGGGGACCGTGTTGCCGCCCGCGGTCGTCGTGCCCTTGACCAGGTCACGGAAGGCGACCCCGGCCGGCTTCGCGACGTCGATGCTGCGGATCTCGCCGCGGGCCCAGCGGCGCAGCTCGGAGTCCTCGACGGGCTTGCGCTCCTGCTCCTGCGGCTTGGCGAGCAGTCCGGCGAACGCGGCCTCGGCGTCCTTGGTCCGCTGCTCCGCCTCGGTCAGGTCCTTCACGCGAAGGTCGATCTTGTCGAGGTCCGCGTTGAAGGCCTGGTACTTGCCCTCTTCCTCGGCGGTCAGATCCCGCTTCTCGTTCTCGGCTGTGTCGAGCAGTTCCTTCGCCTGCTCCCACACGTTGGCGCGCCGCTCCTGCAGCGCCTTGATGAACGCAGTCATCTCGCCCTCCTGGGCATGACGAAGGCGCCCGCGGCAAGTTGGCCGGGACGCCTGATGGGTGGTGTGTCGAGGTGGGGTTCGCCCTGCCTCAGAAGGTGCGGCGCTGCATGAGCTCGGCGCGCCGCTGCCGTACCGCCATGACCAGGTGGGTGTCGCCCTGCCCGGTCGGCGGGATGATCGTGGGGGCCGGGGCTCCGAGGAACCGCTTGAGCTCGCCGGCCTCCGCCGCGGCCCGGACCTCGGCGAGCTCGGCGCCCGCCTTCTCCGCGAGGGAGCGCAGGCCCGTCGAGGTGTCCAGGTATGCCGGGTCGTTGACCGGGGCGACGTCGACCAGCTGGCCGGACAGCAGCGTCCGCACGGGGAAGCCGTCGTCCGTCATCGCCCAGTCGTCCTCGAACGTGTAGAACGCGAAGCTGGACTCGGCGACGTCGCCGCGCTGCACCAGCTCGTACACGTCGCCGCGCGCGGCCGGGACGTCCACGCTGTAGTCCAGGCCCGTACCGTCCGTCTGCAGCCGCAGCGTGCCCGAGCGGGACGTGCCCAGCAGCATGTTGTTGTCGTGGTTGTAGCGGGCCATCACGCGCGGCCAGCCGTCGCCTTCGGACTTCGCGAAGAACCCGGGGTCGATGCGCTCGACGAATCCGCCGAGGTTGCGGGACAGCGTGTTGAACTTCGCCGCGTACCCGCCGATGGTCCTGCTGTCGCCGGCCGCCCGGACCTCGACGAGGCCGCGCGTGAACCGACGCTCACTGTCGCCGTTCATCAGTTCTCGCTTTCGTCGGGCGCCACCTTGCCCAGTGGCGTGTAGTCCTGGCCCAGACCGTTGGGCAGGGGCGGCTCGTCCTCCACGCGCCGCAGCTCGTCGATGTTGTGCAGTCCGATCGCCCGGGAGATCCGGTGCGACTGGTAGCGGGTCAGGGTGTCGGTGCGCAGCATCGCGTCCACGTTGAACCGGGCTTCCTCGGTGGGAGGCCGCAGCCAGGAGAATGCGTCCTCCAGCCGGGCCAGCCACGGGCGCAGCGTCCACGTCAGCAGGTCGATGCTGTTCTGCTCGACCGTGGCGTAGGTGAGGCTGCCGCCCGTCTCCCCGCCGACCTTCTCCGGCGGCACCCCGTAGATCGCGGCGATCTGGTTCGCGGTCGCCTTGATGGTCTCCAGGAACTGGCTCTCGTTCGCCGGTACGGAGATGGCCCGGTACTTCACGCCGTTGCCCAGCGCCACCACGTCGCGGCCCTCGGCGGCCTCCTTGAACCGGGCCTTCAGGACGGTGGCCGCGTCGCGGTCGACGGCCATGTCCGTCTCCAGGACGGCGCTCGGAGTCGACCCGTTGGCGAACCAGTCCCGGCCGAACTGGCCGGCCAGCAGGCCGGCCTCCGTCGTCGTCGCGAAGTACGCGATCGGTGACAGTCCCAGAATCTGGCCGGGCACCGTGTACGCCGGGATGTGGAAGAGCTGCCCGTCCTCCAGGCGGCGGCCCTTGTAGTACCAAACGGGCACCGCGGCGAGGTTGTCCTGGATGCTCACGTCGTCCGGGTGCAGCCACTCGATCTGGCTCGGCCAGCCGTCCGGGCCCCAGGCGACGACCAGGCCGTAGGCGTTGCCTCGCAGGGTGAGCGACGTCATGCACCGGTGCAGCCAGTCGTAGCGCGTGCCGGTCGCGGCCGGCCGCCGGAACAGTGGGGGCGTCGGGGCGCGTAGCCGGTCGTCTCCCTCGGTCCGGTAACTCTTCAGCGGCAGGGATGCCACGGAGTCCGCGAGCAGCCGCGTGGCCGCATACACGGGCCCCAGGCGGAGCGCCCGTTCCTGGCTGCCGCCGCGCAGGACGGCCGGATCGCCGCCCGCTCCCCACACGTCCTGGTACGAGATCGCCCGCTTCAACGCCGTGCGGCGGAAGGGCCACCACCTCATGTCGTCACCCTTCTCACCACACACTCAGCAGGATGTCGCCCGGCGGCTCGACCTCGGCGCCCAGTCCCCACTTCGCGAGGGTCGAGGCGACGAGCGGGCTGATGTCGACGTTCACGCCGCGGCGGGCCCACGCCCACGCATCCCCGAGCGGCCGCTTCTGCGCGCCCGCCAACGCCGTTGCGAGGGGCGCCTGGTCGAGGTGACTGAGGTTCTGCTCGGTGACCGCGTCGTAGAACTGGCCGCAGGCCGACGCGATCTCGCGCGCCTTCGGCTGCACCACCTCGACGCCCAGGCGCTGCTGCAGCTGCTCGATGATGGAGCCAGCCGGGCCGCCGCCGTCGACCACCCAGCACTTCGGCTTCCACCGCTTGTGCAGTTCCTCCGCCCGGTCCAGCAGCCACCCCGTGCCCGGCCGGTGCTCGACCACCTCGACGTGCGTGCCGCCCCGCCAGGCGCCCGCCACGGCGATCGCCGCGTGCGAGCGCTCCGGGGTCATGTCGATGGCGAACGCGACCTGTCCCTCGGGGCCGGAGTCCGCGTCCGCCAGCGCCCGCCACGCGTCCTCGCCAATGACCTGCCACGAGTCCGCCTCGTCCGACGGATAGTCGCCCACTCCGAGTCGCTCACGGGCGTACCCGTCCTTGCTCATCGTGGCCCGTTCCTTGGCCACCTTGTCCAGCGTCAGGCGGAACCCCACGCCCGGGTTGGACTTCAGGACCGCCTCGTCGGAGGCGACGTCGTCGTGCACCTGGCAATCGGCCGGGCACTCGTCGGCGTGCGGGTCGACCGACCATTCGAAGTACGCGAGGGACGGGTCCGGAGTACCGGTCTCCAGCGCGGCCATAGCGCGGCGGCGCAGGCGTCCCAGCTGCACGGAGGGGGAGCCGATACCGGCGCTGCCCAGGTACCAGATCTGCGGGTTGCCTACCGCCGCCATGGTGGGCAGCAGGGCGTCCATCTCGGTGTCGCCGAGCAGCATGTCCTCGTCGAGGATGTTGCAGTCGCCGGTGAAGCCTCGGCCGCTGCCCTTGCTCCTGGCGATGAACCGCAGCACCTGCCCGGAGTGCAGCTCGATCGATTCCTCACCGACCGTGTACCGGTAGGCCTTGACGCGTTTGTGCAGGTCAGAGCACCCCCGAATGAGACGCTCGATCCGCTTGAACGTGTTCTTCGCCGTCTTGAACTCGTGCGCCGACAGCAGGATCAGCTGCTCGCCGCCGATGAACAGCCCCCACAGCACGCGGGCCTCGATGACCCCGCCCTTGCCGTTCTGCCGGGGCACGTTGACGCAGCACTCGAACGCCGCCCAGTTGCCGTCCGGCTTCTCGCCCATGGCGACGCGGAGGATGTGCTGCTGCCACGGATCCAGGTACAGGCCAGCCCGGGCCGCGAGGTCGACAGCCTCCTGGCCAGCGCTTGTCGCCGACGGAGGCGCCACCTCGATCGGTGGCGTCTGCCATCCCCGCACAGGGCCCTCAGGCACCGGCTGCGCGCTTCCTGGCTTCTTCTCGACGCTTCTCTCGCTGATGGTTGAGGTCATCGACGACGTCCCCCTTCTCCCCGACGGGGGCGAGCTTGCGGAGGTCGGCCATGATCGAGCGGAGCTCGCGGGCAGCTACCGCCTTGGCGGTGGGGGCGTCCGTGCCCGCCATGGCCATCGCGAGGTCCAGGGCGACGGCCGCCATGCCGGGCGACGTCTCGTCGGCGTGCAGGTCTTCGAGCTCGTGAGTGATCTTGTCGACAATGCTCACGGCCACCCCCGAGTTGGCGTGGACACGGCCGCCACTAATTCACTCGAACCGAGTTCGCGGAAATAGCGGAGTCACAGAGGGTGACGTCACGGAGAGTGACGCCACTAAAACACTCGAACCGAGTTCGCGTGAATAGGCTTTCAAAATCGCCGCGCAAAAAATCGGGCGAGAAGGGCGTTTGGGTCGCCCGGGAAGGCCACCAAAAAGGGGCCGGGCTCGCCTCGTTGATCATCGTCACCATGATCGCGAAGCCTGCGGCATGGCCTCCCGGGGCCGGCCGCGCCGGGCGTTGTACCAGCGGGTGACGACCCGTTCCATCTCGGGCTGTCGCATGGCCTTGACCCTCTGCATGACGATGTCCCGCCCGGGGTCGACCGTGACGATGCGCGCTTCCAGCCTCTTGTACTTCGCGAGGGCCTTGGCGCTGGGCTGAGTGTGGATCAAGTACACGTCGACCTTGTCGAGGTGCTGGCAGGCCTCGTCGATGGCCGCGTACCGGGCGCGGTGCACCACCCGGGTCAGCACGTCGGTGTGCGCGTGGTGGTCAGCACCGGGGCCGGCCATGGCCAGCGCCATCAGGTCCAGGTCGATGACGATGTCACGCGCTGTCGCGTGCGCCCTGATCCAGCTGGACTTGCCCGCGGCGGGTGGCCCGGTGACCACGATCAGCACGGTGGGTCACCACCTCCGCGAGGCGCGCTGTGGCGTTCGGGGCGCCGTCCTGTTGCCGCGGGCGCTGTTGCACCGGCGGTGCGCCGAGCGGGCGTTGGCCGGGTCGAGGAGGTCGCCGCCACGCGAGAGCGGTACGAGGTGGTCGAGGGTGAAGGCGAGCGGGTGCCGGCGGCCGTCGACGTTGGCCGGGATGTTGTGGCCGCAGATCCAGCAGGGATGGCCCATGGCCTTCACCGAGGCGACGAGGCGGCGGTAGGGGCGCCCGTTGCGGATACCGGCCACGGGCGCCACCTCGCTCGGGCTAGGGCTGGTTGGCCTCGGCGGACTTGGACGCCTCGTCGATCAGGTCCTGGAGGGCGTCGCGGCCTTCCTGGTTGGACTGCTCGATGCCGTCCATGTACGCCTTGAGGTAGTCGGACTGGCTGAGCGAGGCGCATTCGTCGGGGACGGGCTCGGACGGTACTTCCCCGTTGGCGTCCGCCGCGATGCCGGCGACTGCGTCCACGCATGCCTGGCGGGCTGCGGCTTCGTCGACGGTCGGTGTGGGGCTGGCGGCGGCCGTGGTGGGCTCGCTGGGCTTCGCGTCGTCGGCCTGGCCGCTGCAGCCGGTGGCGCCGAGCGCGAAGGCGAGTAGGGCTGCGGCGGCGGCTCTTCGGATGTGCATGGTCCCCCCAAGGACGCTCGACGGCTGAGTGGGCATCATGCGCCGTTGGGGGCGTCGTGGTGGCCGTATGGCCGTCCTGTAACCCGTAGGTGGTCTACGCCCTGGGGGGCCACGCCCATGTGCCGGGCTCGTCGCCCTCGTGTCGGGAGGTGGCCCAGTAGCTGTCGGGTCCGTCGAGCAGCACCTGGAGGTTCAGCGCCTCGTCACCGAATGACGCGACGACGATGGCCGGGTACGGGTGTCCAACTCGCGGCATGTTGCCGGTGGCGCTGTCGTGGCTGCGCTGCTGCTGGATGCGGCGGGCGTCGTCCTCGGTGGGCTTATAGAGGACGATCCGGCCGATGGTGGGCAGGGGCATGGCTACCTCCGGGCGGCGGACGCTGGACACGACGAAGCCCCAGCCGGGGGACTGTGGCTGGGGCTTCGTCGTGCGGTCTGTGGTGCCCGTTGCGGGCATGGCTGTACACGCAGATCGTGACATCGCGCTGACCTGGGGTCAAGCGGCCTTGGCTGTGGCGCGCTTGGCGACGAGGGCGGCGACGTCGTCGGCGGCGTACCAGGCCTGTCGCTCGGTGCCGCCGGAGCGGGTGAGCTTGCCTCGCTGGACGAGCTTGCGGACGGCCGGGAGGCCGATGCCGAGGACGCGGGCGGTCTGGTGGGCGGTGAGGTGGCCGGGCCGGACGATGAGCGACTCCATGCCCCCCATGATGCGGCTACGGGCGCCATGCCTCGCGGTATCCGAGCCTGTCGGCGTAGGGCAGGGCGAGCAGGCGCAGCGTGGGGCAGGGCGGTTCGTGCTCACAGTTCGAACAGAAGAGTTCACTGGCGCCCTCGCTGTGCAGGGTGACCAACTGCCGCTTCGCTTCGATTTCGCGCAGCACCCGGGCCGGGTCGTGCTCAGCGATGTGCGCGGCCAGTTCGGGGCCCCCGTCCACGGTGAGACCTCGCCAGTGCTTGTCCTGCTCGTAGGGGGTGTGGAACTCGGGCGGCCACATGAGGACCATCTCGTCCCCAACCCACTCCGGGTCATCGTCGCCCGGGCCTTGATGCCACTCGTGAGGGACACGCACAGCGCGCGCCATCCGTTCGTCCTCGTTGAGCTGCTCGCCGAGCCATCCCACCAGGTCTTTGTCCATGGGGTCATCCTCTCGCAGCGGTATCGATCAGGGGCCCTGTCTCGGAGGCCGGTTCCGGGCCGGTTCGGGCCTCTGGCGGCAGGGCCCGAAACTCGAAACTTCCCAGCCCAGGGCCGATATCGGGGGCGAAACCGGTTTCGGACCAAGGTGAAACCACGGCCTTGATCCGAAACCGGCTGGAGGGCCCTACTCGGCGTCCTCGGCGGCGGGCAGATCGGCGTACCGGAGGCCCTTGGCTCCGCCGCAGCACTCACGGATCGTGAGCTGCCGGGTAGACACCTTGTACGGCTTCAGGGCGGCGGAGAGCGCCGTGGACGCCCCGGCGGCGTCCAGCTCGGTCCAGGGCCGGTACAGGTCGGCCCGGTACGCGGCCAAGGCCTCGACGAGCCGGTGCGAGTGGACCGTCTCGACGCCGTCCGGCCAGATGGCGTGCAGGTGGTCGAGGACCGTCTCGACGTCCTGCTCGGCGACCTGGGCGCCAACGGCCTGCCCGGTGAGAGTGCCGGCGGCCGTGCGGAGCGCGAGGGCGCGCTTGGCAATGTCCTCGGCCTCGGTCTGCTTGATGAACGCGGCGCGCACGGTGATGCCCTCGCGGCCGCGGGCGAGGATGCCGGTGCCCTGCTCGTCGACGGAGATGTCGGTGGCCCGGAGGCCCCGGTCGTAGGCGCCGGTGCCGAGCACGTTGTTGTTGGCCCGCCAGTCCATGACGGCCAGGCACAGGCGGGTGCCGACGCTGCTGGACACGGAGGACGGCAGGGACGGGGCGTCGGGGTTCTGGGTGAGCAGGATGAGGATGAGGCCGTAGGCGCGGCCCTTCTTGATCAGGCGGGTGGCCAGGGCGGCGGCTTCCTCCTTGTAGTCGGCGTGGGTGAACAGCTCCTGCACCTCGTCGATGACGATGACGCGGGGGCCGAGCTGCTGCTCGGGGTACTTCTCGGCGAGCGCCCGGGTGACCTTGCGGCCCTCGGGAACCTCGGAGGCGGGCAGGGAGCGGATGAAGGCGGCGCGGCGCTGGTACTCGGCGATACCGGAGCGCATGCCGCCGAGGGCGGCTTCGAGGTCGGGCTCGTCGTCGCCGGAGACGTAGCGGTGGCAGACGGGCTTGACGGAGTCGAGGTCGCCGGATCCCTTGAGTTCGTAGATCCACAGCTCGGCGGTGGGGTCGAGGGCGGCGCCGAGGACGAGGGCGAGCGCGCAGGACGTCTTGCCGGAGCCGGGGATGCCTCCGACCAGCAGGTTCGAGTACATGAGGGTGATCTCGACGAGGTTGCCGCGCGGGTCGAAGCCGTAGGGCAGGGGCTCGTACACGTCGGCCTGGCCCTCGCGCATGAGGGGCCACAGCTTCCGGCCGGCCTTGGCTGGGTCGCGCTGGGCGACCCACAGAACCAGGCGGCCGGGGTGGGCGGTGCGGTCGGCCTCCGGCCACACGGTGCTGATGGGGCGGCGCATGGCGGCGGCGAGCGCGGCCCGCTTCTCCAGGACGGCGGTGGCCTCGATGCCGGGGGGCAGGTCGACCTCGGCGCGCCAGCCGGGCCCGTCGCGCATCACCTCGGCAGCGAACTCCACGCCCTTGCGGCCCTTCTTGCCCTCGATGCCGATAGCCGCGAGCGCGTCGAACACCTCGGTGCTGTCCAGCCGCCGCAGGACGTTGGTGGCGACGTACCGGGTGATGAGCGCCTTGTCGCCCTTCTTGCCGTTCAGGCCGGCCAGGGCGGCGGCGCCGACGCAGGCGGCGAGCGTCCAGCCGGGTACGAGGAACGCGCTGACGAGCGTGGTGATGCCGGTGGCTGTGGCGACGGCGATGGAGGCGACGCGGCGGGGCCGGACGCGGCGGGAGTGCTCCCGGGACAGAGCGAGCCACGCCTCGATGTCCGCGCTGGCGGCGGCCTTGGCCTCGACGGGCCGGGCCTCGGTGTCGGCGACCCAGCGGCCCCAGCGGACGACGAACCGGCCGGTGCCGCGAGGGGCGCGCAGGAGCAACCGCCCGAAGTAGACCGGGACGCGGAGGGCGTGGAAGCCAGCGACGTGTCCGTAGTAGGACGCGGTCCAGCGGACGGCTTCCTTGAAGGCGTCCCAGCGGCGCAGGGCCGGGGGGACGATGGGCGGGGCCTCGGCGAGGTAGGCCTGGCGTTCAGCGATCCATGTGCCGTCGGCGGCGGGCTCGGGGCGGTCGACGGGGCGCGGCTCGGCGTTCTGGATGATGTCGAGGACGGTCTGCCGGGCGGCAGCGTCCTGGGCGTCCTCGGGGGCGTCCTGTAGCGGCTTGATCAGGCTGTCGGTCATGCTGGTCTCTCCGGTTGCTCGATGGGCGGTCCGGGGCCCGGGGACGGCGGCTGCTTGGCGGTAGGACGCCGTCCCCGGGGCGCGGCTAGCGGTAGCGGCGGAGCTCGCGTTCGATGCGGCGGCCGGCCTGCTCGTGCTCCTGCATCTGGCGGCGGGCGTCCGCGCGTTCCTTGCCGCTGCTCGTGCGCATGGTGACCCGGGCGCTCGCGGAGTCCCGGCGGGCCTGGCTGAGACGGCGCTCCAGCTCGGCGGCCTCGGCTTTCCCGCGCTCCTCGGCGCGCTGGTCGATGCGCTCGACCTCGGCCTTCAGTCGCTCGTCGATCGTGTCGGCGTTGCGGTCCCCGGCCAGGCTCTGCTTGCTGGCCTTGGCGATGAGCCAGAACTTCCGGCGCTTCTCGGCTGCGGTGTACGAGGCGGGCATGGTCAGGCCTCCGGGGTGGTGTCGGCGGGGATGGCCTGGGCGATGAGCAGGTGGGTGCGGGCGATCGAGTCCCACAGGGTGCCGGCGGCGGCGTAGGGCACGGCCTTGTGCGGGCCGTCGCCGCGGGCCGCGTTCTCGGCCCACCCGGCGAGCGTCTCCGCCTTGGTGACCGCTTCGTCCGCGAGCTTCACGTGCGCTTCTCGGTTCACGTTGATCTCTCCTCAGTGCTTGTCGGTGAAGCTGCGCCACATCGAGCGCAGGATGAGCAGGCAGGCGGTCGCGCAGCAGGCGCCGACGGCGATGGCGATCGAGGCCAGGGCGAAGGCGAGAGAGCAGACGCAGGCGGTGCCGCCGATGACGAGCCACTTCTTGGCGTCGAACTGGGAGGCGGGCGGGGCCTGGTGCTGGCAGGCCGGCGCCTGCTGCTGGGCCTGCGCCAGCTTGGCCAGCTCGACCGCGGCGAGCGCGACCTGGACGGCGGCGCTGTTCACGGCGGCTTCGGACGCGGCGGCCTCGGCCTTGGCGAGGGCGTCGCTCATGTGGTCCACCTCCGAAGGCGGCGGGCGATGGCGGGACGGGCCAGGACGCCGAGGACGAAGGTGAGGACCACGGGCTGCGCGGCGCCGGAGAGCGTCTCGGCGGACAGCGGCACCCGGGCCAGCAGGAGGAGAGCGCCGACGAGGGCGCCGAAGAGGATGGCCTTCATGCCCGCACCGCCTCGTATCCCCAGTCGGGGAGCTGGTCGGGGTGGAAGAGGTTGCGTCCCGAGGGCGTCTTGCTATGGACGGTGAGGCGTCCCAGCGCGACCCAGGAGCGGACAGTGGACTGCTCGATGCCGTAGTGGAGGGCGACCTGAGCGGACGTCATGAGGGGTGGCTCGGGCGGCGGTCCGTCGTCGGTGTCCTCGGCGTCCTGGTCCGTCCCGGGCGGGAGCTCGGGCGTCCCGGTGGCGTCCTGCTGCTCGGCTCGTTCGAGCGTCACGGTGGGCGGAGCGCTGGGCTCGGGCGGTTCCACCGCGGCGCGCTCCGGGACGGCCGGGACGGTGTTGGACGCGGTCGTGTCCTCGGCGTCCGGGGCGTCCTGGTGGCCGTCCGGCGGGCTGGCCGCGAGATGGAGAAGGTGTCCGACGACGGCGGGCGGGACGAGGCTGGTGACCGCGATCAGGACGGGCTGGTCGGCGATGACGTGCCCGGTGGTGATGAGGTGGCTGACCACCTGGGCGGCCATGGCGAGGCCGAGGGCGAGGCAGGCGCCGATGATGGCGGACCAGCGTCCCCGGTCCCCGGGGCCGCGGGTGGAGGCGACGGCCGCGGCGATGCCCGCGTAGGCGGACAGGACGACTGGCATGCCGTAGGTGAAGGGGTCGGCCCATCCGGCGGTCTCGGCGAGGTGGTACTCGCCGGGCGCGCACATGAGGAGGGCGACGCCGAGGACGATGGGGCGTCCGCCGGCGGTGAGGCCGCGGACCCACAGCGGGGCGGCCGGGCGGCGGCCGGTGTGCGGGGCGGTCCGCTTGAACGGGCGGGTCAGTCGGGCGAGGGCGCGACGGATGCGGCTCACTGGCCACCCCCGCCGAGGGTCACGGCCAGCTGGTCGGCGAGGTCGCGGAGCCGGTCGGCGTGCATGTCGAGTTCGGCGGCGAGGTCGTACAGCCCGGCCGGGTCGAATCCGTCGGCGCTCTCGTAGGAGAGGACGACGTATCCGCGGATGTTGCGGGTGCTGCGCTCGGCGCAGGGGGCCTGTGCGATGGCGGCGAAGCCGATGGTCCGGCCGCGGTGGCGGAGGTCGACCTGCGGGGCGTAGTGCGTGATGTCCGCCCGATACGTGTCGGGCCGGTGGTCGGCGTGGCCGCGGCACCAGTTCGGCTCCGGGAGGACGACCTCCCCGTGGTCGCGGGTGGCGAGGGTGACGGTGCGGGGCTCGGTCACTGGTCCTCCCCTGCGGGGAGTGCGACGGCCTCGGACCAGGTCTTGCCCTCGTCGAGTGCGGCGTCCGCCTGTTCGACGGTGACGTAGCCAGTGACGGGGTGCTGGGCGAGACGCTTCCGCAGGTACTGGGCGTCCCAGGCCGGGCCCATGACGGGGCCGAGCTCGACGTCCCCGAGCACGCTGCGAAGCGCGAGGCGGGCGTACACGACGCGGTCGTTGAGGAGCCGGTCGTGGGCGCTCTGGTGGCCGAAGGTGGCGGGGTACGGGATGTCGATGGCTTCGAGGACGGCGGTGAGCAGCTCGCGCACCGGCTCGGAGATGTCGATGTCGGTCGCCGGGCCCGTTTCGGGCGCGGGGATGGGCATGGAAAGATCGGCCATAGCCGGATCTCCTCCTGGTCTAGTCAGGAAGGGGCTTCGGTCAGGCCCTTGGCTGGGACGGCAATCCCGGCCTTGGGCCGTCTTCAGGTGTGGGGTGTAGCTACGCCTGCTTGTTCTTCAGGGCGTTGATGGCCCGGCTGATGCCGGCCCGGGTGACGCCGAGTTCTCTGGCTACTGCTGCTTGGCTGCCGAGTTCGGCCTCGCCGTCGATGAGGGCCTGGGCCCGTTCGTCGGTGGCCTCTTGGTAGGCCTTCTGTGCGGCGGCTTGCTTCTTTACGGCGGCGTCATGGCGCGCTTTCCAGGTAGTCACGTCCCTCCTAGTACCGGAAGCGGTGGCCGTTGCACAACCGTAGCCAGGGGTGGCGACGGATGTCAACACCCGTGGCGACGTCACGCGGACCTCTTCGCCCGCTGGAACGCCTCGTGGATGAGACGCTGCGCCTCCGCCAAGTGCCGGGCGCAGATCTTCAGTTCGGCGGCCGGGTCAACCGCCTCGCCCGTGCACTGGTTGCCGCGGCCGGTCAGGACGCGGCACGTCACGTAGGACGCCATCAGGACGCCTCCTTCTGCTCGGCCTCGCGCGGCTGCAGCTGGTACAGCGTCATGAAGTCCCGCTCCTCGTAGGTGTAGCTACACCACGAGCAGACGAGGACCTTGTCGCCGTTGCGGTAGCGGATCGGCGCCCCGCACACCACGCCCGAGGCGTCGACGGCGACGCACTGGCCGAGGAGCCGGCCCCGGTCCGGCTTCGCGCCGACGATGGAGAGCGCGTTGCCCTCCAAGTCGCGTACCTCCCGGGCCAGATCGCCGGCGCCCGGGTAGCTGGCGGCGATCCACTCCAGCTGCATGCCGATCCACCGGCAGACGTGCATGACCCGGTAGTCGAGGCCGCCAGTGATGGCGGGCTCACTCCAGCCGCGCACGGAGTGGATGTCCGAGCGCCAGGACTCCAGCACCAGGGCGATGCCGCCGTGCCGGAGGTCGAGGACGGTGTCGTTCAGGGGGAGCCGGGACCCGGCCGGGCCGGAGCTGATGCGCTCTCCGGCCGGCCGGGATCCGGGTGCCAGGTACAAGCCGAGCTCGATGAACAGCTTCGGCAGCCGCTCCAGCCGCTCGGCCAGGGCCAGGGTGTCGCCCGGGCAGAGGTAGCCGTGATCGAGGTCGCGCTCGCAGGCGCCGCAGCTGGCGGTCACACGCGGCTCCGGTTCTGCAGCTGGTACAGGCGCAGGCTGCTGTAGAACAGGTCGCCGGACGCCTGCTTGCGCGCGACCTTCGAGGCGGCGGCACTGCGGCGGGCGACCTGGGCGTCCCACCGCATGTGCAGCAGGTTCATCAGCTGCGCGCCAAGGGCGGCACCGACGACGAGCATCTGGATCTCGTTGGGGGTCACGCTGCGAGTCCTTCCGTTGCGTCGGCCACGGACCGGGCTGCCTCGACGGCGACTGAGGCCTGCTCTGGGGTGTCGAAGGTGCCGAGGTGTCGGTTCACGCGGTTGCGCTTCAGCCGGGCCGCGAACCGGTCCGTCCTGGTGCGGTAGACCCCGACCGGCAACTCCCTCAGCGCTATCGCGCGGTTGAGGTTGGACTGAGTCGGGGTGACCAGCCGGAGGTTCTCGCGCCGACAGTCGAGCTTGTTCCGGTTGATGTGGTCGACGATCACTCGGTAACCGGTGCCGCCGGGCACGTCCATGAGCCAGCGGTGCAGGAGCGCGACCGTCACGCCCGTCCACATCTGTGCGTAGCCGTGGCTGCCGATGCTGAGCCGACGGCGGCCGAGGCGCTCGTAGTCCTCGACGCTCAGGAGGACGGTCTGCGGTCCGTCCGGATGGGACGCGGGCAGTTCGATGTGGGCACGCATCAGAACGGTGCCTCCTCCGGGTGCCCGGCGGGCTGCTGCTGGTTGCCCCACCCGCCGCCCTGCTGCTGGCCGTTGGCGGGCTTGGCCCCGGCCCACGGGTCGTCTCCCGTTCCGTTCGCCCGAACGGAACGGTCGCCGCCCGCCGGGTTCTTCGTCACCTTGGCGGTGGCGCGGGCGAGGGTGGGCCCGACCTCGTCGACGTCGATCTCGTAGACGGTCCGCTTCACCTGCTCCTTGTCCTCGTAGGACCGCTGCTTGAGGCGGCCCTGGACGATGACGCGGGTGCCGCGGGTGAGGGACTCGGCGACGTTCTCGGCGGCCTGCCGCCACACCGAGCAGGTGAGGAACAGGGCGTCGCCGTCCTCCCACTCGTTCGTCGTCTTGTTGAAGCGGCGCGGGGTGGAGGCGATGCGGAACTTGGCGACGGCGGCGCCAGCCGGGGTGAAGCGGAGTTCGGGGTCGTCGACCAGGTTGCCGACGATGGTGATCACGGTCTCGCCAGACATGGCGGGCTCCTTCGGGATGAGACGGTCAGGGCGACCGTCTGATGCGGGATGCTGGGTGGGAGGCCGGGCCCGATATCCGCGGGCCCGGCCGGTGTCATGCGGGTCAGGCGGGGTTCTCGTACATCGCGCCGCTGAGGATGTCCTCCGCCATGGACGTGATGACGTCCCGGCGGGTGAGGGATCCCTCCACGGTGGGCGCGGGGTAGTCGGCAGGCAGGTCTCGTTCGACGGCGTCGACTACATCGGCGGTCTTGAACGTGATGCCGGTGTGCGCCGAGAGGCCGGCGATCTGTTCCACCGCCTTCTCGGTACGGGCGATCAGGTCTGCGGCGAGAGCCTCAAGATCCATGGGTCAGTTCTCCTCGGTGGTGTCGTTTGCTGCGGACAATCCGTCCGCGGCAAATCGGTGTGGGTCAGGCGGTGCGAGGGACGATGACGTCCCCGTCGACGGGCAGGGTGCGGGCGATGGCATCGAGTTCGGCCCGCTCCTCGTCGGTCATCAGCGCCATGGCGTCGCCCATGACCGAGCCGGCGGGCAGCGTGGCGAAGTAGGGGCCGACCAGTTCGCGGATGCGGGCGAGGGCGGCGATGTGCTTGCGCTCCTCGTCGAGGAGACGGGCGGTGATGTCTGCGGTGGCCTGCAGTTCGGCGCGGGTCGCGGTGGCGACGAGGTCCTGTTCGTCGTTGGCGAGCGTGCGCTGGCTTTGGTCGACGAGCAGGGCGACGACGTCGGTGCGGATGCGGGCGAGCGGTCGGCGCGGCTGGATGAGGTTGTCGGTCACCGGTCCTCCTGGGTGTCGTCTGTGGGGGACGAGCTGTCCCCCACAGATCCGTCCGTCGTGCGGGCGGAAAGGTTGCGGAGCTTCTGGGCGTGCCGTGCGGCGAGGCCGCGTTGCCGTGCGGCCTTGAAGGCGGCGCGCCGGCGCTTGGCCGCCTCAGCCCTGGCGCGGGCGGCGGCGATCTTCTCCGCCACGACGTCGTCGACGTTCACGACGCGGGGGGCTTGGTGAGAACGGGCATGGGATCGGCTCCTGTTGCGGTAGTGGTGACCTCGTCCTCGTCCCGGGCTGATGAGGCAACCCCCCTTGTGTGACCTCGTCCTCGTCCCACCTAAAGAAGTGGGACGAGGGACGAGGTCTCACTGACCGCGTCCGGACGAGGTGGGGACGAGGTCGGGACGAGGTCAAGCGGCAGGCTGTTCGGCAGCGGATTCAGGAGGGTCGGGGATGGAGTGGAGGGTGGCGTTCCGAGGGCCGGGACGAGCGACGATCTGCCCGCTGTCGACCAGCGCGGCGACGGCCTTGCGGATGTCCGCGGCCTTGCCAGTGACGCGGTCCTCGATGCCCTTGCCCGTCAGGGCGTCGGGCGCCTTGCGGACCGCTTCGAGGACCTGGCGCTTGATGCCGTTGATCCGCTTCTCGTCCTCGTCGGCCTCGCGGTCCGCCTCGTCGCGCTCTCGCGGCGCGTACAGGTGGGCCTCCGCGTACTCCTGGGTCTCGGACTTGACGACCAGGTCGGCGTACCAGTGCATCCCGCTGGAGTGCGACAGCCCGTTCTTGCGGATCTGACCGGGCCGGTCCTTGGCGACGCGCACGGTGGACTTGCCGGTGACGCCGATGCCGAAGGGGCGCCGGTTCTCAAGCATGTACATCACGCCGTTGAGGCCGTTGAGCTTGTGGACGCCGCCGATGCTGTACCGGCCGCGGTTCTCACTGGACTTGACGACGTGGTCGAGGGTGACGACGGCGGCCCCGGAGTTCATGAGCGGGCGGAGCAGGAGCCGGCCGAACTTGGCGATGTCGGTGTTGTCCTTCAGCTCCAGGCCGAAGAGGCTCATGCCCTCGGTGACGCCGTCGACGATGGCGAGGGTCGGATTCAGTTCCAGCACCGAGCCGAGGTCGACGGCGTCGACGGGGCCCATCTGGTTCTCGGGGCGGATGTAGTGGAACCGTTCGAGGATGTCGGCGGGTACGCCGCCGAGGCAGAGGAGCCGGCCGACCACGCCGCCCGCGTCGTCCTCGAAGTCGATGTACAGGACGTGGTTGCCGTCGTTGAGTTCCTGCAGGCAGGCGATCAGGGCGAACCAGGTCTTGCCCGCCTCGGACTCGCTGGCGACGCTGTTCATCCGGCCGGGGTAGAACAGCCCGACGCCGTCGTCCCGTCGCCCGACGCTGGGCTGCGGCGGCTTGTACGTGCCGTCGAGGACGGACCGCAGATCCTGCGCCGCCCAGGTGCGGGGCGCGGGTTCCCGGTCGGCGTCGGCAGGCGCGGCGCCACTCCAGTCGTAGGGCGGCTCGTCGCCGTCCGAACCGAAGTAGGCATCCATCGCCTGGTCGATGTCGGTGGTCACGCAGCCCCCCTGTCACCCGGCCGGGTGGCCGCACTGTCGAAGCTGGCGCGGGCTTCGGACTCGGTCAGGCCGACCGAGACGGCGGCGGACATCAGGCCCGCACGCGCGTCGATCAGGTCGAGCAGGCCCTGCTCGGACAGTTCGTGGGCGCGGCAGGCAGCGAAGAAGAAGGCGTTGTTCCGGTTCCCCGTGCTCGCGTCCATGACGTGCTGGACGAGATCGGCCACGGTCCACATCCGCCCGCCGCCCGGCCTGCCCTTGGACCTATCTCCGTAGACCGGGAAGCGCTGGCGGGCGGGCCGCGGGCCAGGGACGGCAGGGCGCTCCTTACGGGGCAGCAGCGTCGACGGCCACGGCTCGGACGGCTGGCGGAAGAGGCCATCTCCTGCCCAGCGGTACCGGCCTCCGGAGGCGTGGACGGACGGAGCGAGCAGGATGTAGCCGTTGTGCTTGAAGTCGATACCGGGAAAGGGCTCGCCGGGGAGGTCGAAGCCGGGCGACAGGTACGGCAGGTGCAGTCCACCTCCGCCGGTGAGCTGCATGACCGTGCCGGGCAGGACACCGACGCGCTGTTCGAGGGCCTGGAGGGACCGGTCTCCACCGTTGCGCGGGTCGACGTCGATGACGGCCCAGCCGTTCAGCTTGCAGGGCGCGCCGATGTTGGCTCCGGGCTCTTCTTTCCACCACCTGTGGATAAGCGCCGGGTCGGTGGTGGCTGCCCAGAAGCCGTGACAGGTGGGCACCCCGCACTGGCATGCCTCGGGACGGTGCTGGACGTACAGGCTGCTGTTCTTGTCGCAGCGCGGGCAGTTGGCGTAGGGCGTCTTGTTGCGGCGGACGCGAAAGACCTTGATGCCGGCGGCGGCATAGGCCGCGGCAGCGGCCGGGAGTTCGGCTGGGATCTCGATGCCGACGTTCACGAACGGCTCTCTTCTGCGAGCTGGATCAGGTAGTCCGTGTGGCGGGCGGGCGCCGGTGGGGGAAGCCGACGCCCGCCCGCGGGTCAGGCGGCCTTGCGCTTCTCGCGGGTGACCTCGTCGCCGAGGGCGATGACCTCGTTGATCCACACGCGGACGGCGGTGAGCACCGCCACGGGGCTGGGCTGCTCTTCAAGGTGGGCGCGGATCGAGCCGAGGACGATCTCGTGCCGTCCGCGTTCGGCGGCCCGCTTCACGTAGAGGTCCTCGGGGATCAGGTCGACGGGTTCGTCGACCGGCCATTCACCGGGCTGGCGCTCGGTCATCGGGCACCCCCGACGACCTGCGCGATGGACGCGACGATGTCGGTGGTGTGCCGGTCGCAGGCAGGGAAGTCGTAGCGGACGCCGGGGCCGGCGAAGGCGCTGACGACGTTCTCGGCCTGCGCCGGGCAGCCGTCGCAGCGGTAGCCGGGCTGCTGGTGCAGGCCGAGCGGGCAGTCGCACCAGGTGCACTGCTCGCCGTTCGCGGCGGTGATGGCGACCGGCACGAGGGCCGGGTCGGTCGCCGCGTCCCGGGCGGTGGCGAGGGTCTGGTCGGACCAGAACGTCTGACTCGGAGTGCGGATCACAGCAGGCCTCCCGCCCTGTAGGTCTGGACGGGGATGCCGCCGTGCGCGATCCAGGCGAGCTCCTGGCCGTCGGTGCGCTCGGGGAGGTCGAGCCATCCGCGCGCCCAGTTCGGGCCGGGCAGGAGCACCGGCGGCGGGAACTCCCACCGGCGGGCGAGCTGGTCGACGGGCGTCATCATGGCGTTCCACCGGCCCCGCGTGTCGGTGAATACCCACAGGTCGCGGGCCTCGTCCATGTCGACGGCCAGCTGCCGGTACATCTCCATGTGACCGGGGTCTGCCCGACCAGCGTCGGAGAGGGATTCGACGGCGAGGTAGGCGTCGACCCAGTGCCGGCCGTGGATGTCCTCGAAGAGCGCCCGGACGCGGATGTCGCCGAGGATGTAGGCCGGTCCGTCGGTGCCGAGCCAGCGGGTGGCGGTGGTGAGCATGAACTGGGTGCGCTCGGCCTGGTTGAAGGCCTGCATCGCGGCGTCGAGTTGCTGCTTGTGGTCGCTCACTTCGCCTCCTGCATGCGATGGATGGGCCAGCCGGGTTCGGGCTGGGGTTCGGGCTTGCCCTGCAGGGCGGACGGGGTGTGGAGCGGGCAGCGGGGCCCGCCGATGTACTGGCGGACGCCGTCGGCTTCCTTGCAGTGCCGGGCCTCGCTGCCGATCCAGTGCGTGCGCTCGGGGCGGGTCTTCTCCTTCACGCCTGCACTCCGGTGCTTGCGATCTCGAACCGGGTGACCTGGAAGACGTCGGGGAAGAGGTGGGTGGGCAGGCCGAGGTGCTGGGTGATGAGGAAGCGGATGGCCGCGTCGCGGGTGTCGTCACCGAGACTGTCCGGGGTGTGGATGGTGATGCGCCCCGAGCGCGTGATGGTGACGTAGCCGAGGAACTTCGGCTCGTTGATGCCGGTGGTGTCGAGGCTGCCGTTCACCTGGGCGAGGAGGTCGCCCATCGGGAGGTCGCAGACCTGGGCGGCGGTGAGCTGGCCCGTCGGCCGGGCAACGGGGACCTGAACCCCATTGACCGCTACGGACGTGGCGAGGTAGGCGCTCTGCTCGGTCTGGGTCGACGGCGCCATTGCCGTCGCAGCTACTCTGTTCATGGAGCTGTTCCGTTCTTCTACTTGGACGTAGGCGCGGATTGCTCGACAGGAGAGGCCGGCTGGTACCCGGCCTCTTCGTCTTTTCCGGCGAGCGATCCCGTCTGGTACACGGGACCGGCGCCGTTCTCCTGGGGCAGAAGCCCGAGGAAGCGGTGGAGGTCTACGGTCCGGGCGACCCGTCGTCGCCCGAGGCGGATGACCTCGATGGGCAGCCTGTTCTCGGCGGCCAGCTGGTAGGTGGTGCTCTCTGCCAAGTCGAGTGCACGTCCGACGATCGGCCACAGGGGGACGACGGCCGGCAGGTCGAGGATCTCGGCGATGGTCAGGGCCGGGGCGGTCATGCGGCGGCCTTTGGCAGTAGCGGCTTGAGGTGGCTGGCCAGCTCGTCGAGGTCGACGACTACTGCGAGCCTGTAGAGCGCTTCGATGGAGAGCTGCTTCTCGCCGCGCTCCACCTTGGACAGGTGCCCCGGGTCGATCCCGGAGAGATGGGCTGTCGCCCGCAGGGACAATCCCTTCGCTTCACGTGCAGTACGCAGCGAAGGAGTCAACGTAGGCGGTTGATCCGTCTGCATGGCGTTGACTCTAGGTCACTGCCGCATCTGAGTCAACGTGGCGCAGACAAGATGTTGCTTGGCGTTGACTGCCGGTCTACAGTGACCGCATGGATAACGAGGGCTCGACTCCCCCCACCGAGACTTCCGACCTGTGGAAACAGGCTGCCGAGGAGTCCCCTACGGTCAACCAACTCGTGGCCTACAACATGACGCGAGCGCGACGCCTGAGGGACTGGACGCAGCAAGAGGTGGCGGAGCGGCTAGCCAAGTACACCGGCCGACCGTGGTCCAAAGCGTCGATCAGTGCGGCTGAGCGGTCATGGCAAGGCGGGCGCCCACGGAAGTTTGACGCCAACGAGTTGGTCGCCCTAGCCGTGATCTTCGAGATGCCCGTGTCGTACTTCTTGCTGCCACCCGATGATGGATCAGCTCCCGCCGTCTACATGGCTCAGCCGGAAGACAGGGATCCGAAGCAGGCGCAACTCCTGGGAATCCCTGGCTTGCTCAAGCGCGTTCTCATCGATCACGGCAAGACTAGGCAGGATGGCGACTTCTTCCACCGAGCACCGATGGCCGTTCGCCATTACATGCATGACGAATGGCACCCTCCCGTCTTCCTCAGCCCGGAGATGGTCGACGCGCTCGGCCGTATTCCAACTGAGCCGCTGTCTCAAGCAAAAGACGATCGCCCCATTGGCACGTCCCAAGACGTCGAACTCGTGTCACCTGAGGATCTCGCCAAAACGGTCAGTGAGCAGGTGCGGAGGGCGGTCATGGATCAGTCCGCAGGAATTGCGATGAGCATCATCAACAGCCTCGGCAAACAAGGGATGCTTGTTATCAAGCCGACTGGTGAGGTGAAGTCACTATCGGAGCCGGAACAGGAGTAATCCATGAAGGGTTCTACGTACCGCCGTTGCTACTGCCGTGACGCCGAGGGCAGGGCACTGAACAAGGCCTGCCCGCAGCTGTCGTCGCGACGGCACGGGGTGTGGGCGGTGCGTCAGGAGCTCCCGGCCCGCGGGGACGGCGGCCGCCGTTCCTTCTCCCGCTCCGGCTACGCGACCGCCAAGGACGCGCAGACCGACCTCGACAAAGTCCGGGCCCTGCTCGACCTGCCCGACGCCGACGACGCGGACGGCCAGGTCCGGATCGGCGACCTGCTCGAGGAAGTCTCCAAGAACAAGAAGGCGTCACTGCCCAGCCTGGAAGAGACGCGCCGCCGTTTCCGTACCGGGCTGAAGCTGACGGACGTCATGACCGTGGCGGACCTGCTCGACGAGTGGCTGGAAGCCAAGGGCAAGTCACGCCGGGCGACGACCGTGAACGGGTACAAGTCGCGGGTCAACTACCACCTGCGTGACGGCCTCGGCCACCACCGCCTGGACCGCCTCAACGTCGGCCACGTACAGGCGTTCTTCGACGGGCTCGACGACCGCAACGAGACGATCCGTGCGGAGAACGAGGCGCGGCGCGAGCAGGCCGCGAAGGCCACTTGGGGCAAGCGGTCCCGCCCGCCGGCCGCGGAGGCTCAGCGGCTGGCCGAAGAGCGGGCCAGGCTGGCGGAGATGCCGCCGTTCCGCCGGATCACCGGGCACGCGACGAAGCACGACATCCGGCGGGCCCTGCGGACCGCGCTCAACTTCGCGATCGGCCGGCAGTACATCACCTTCAACCCGGCGGCCCACGTCGACATCGGATCGGCGAAGCGCCCGAAGGGGATGCTGTGGACGGCGGAGCGGGTGGCGCGCTGGCGCGAGACAGGCGTGAAGCCCGGGCCGGTCATGGTGTGGACGCCGGCCCAGCTGGGCGCGTTCCTCGACGCGGCCGAGTCGCACCGGCTGTACGCCTTCTATCACTTGGTCGCGCACCACGGGCTGCGCCGCGGCGAGGGCGTGGGCCAGGACTGGACGAACGTCGACTGGGAGGCCCGCACGATCGCCGTGGCGAAGGAGATCGTCACGGACGGGTGGACGCCCATCGAGACGGACCCGAAGACGGACGGGTCGGCGGCGGCCGTGAAGCTGGACCGGGAGACGGTGGCGGTCCTCCTCGCGCACCGCGAGCGGCAGGGTGCGGAGCGGGCCGCCCGGCTGGAGAACCGGCTGCCGTGGACGGACACAGGGAAGATCTTCACGCAGGACGACGGGACGTGGCTGCACCCGGAGATGGTCAGTGACGGGTTCCGCGAGATCGTCGCCGCCGAGGATCTCCCGCCGATCAATCTGCGGGACCTGCGCCACGGCGCGGCTGCTCTCGTGAAGGCCGGCGGCGGGGACATCCATGACGCGAAGGCGAAGCTGCGGCACTCGACGATCAGCTTGACCTCGGACACATACATGGAGCTCTTCGAGGAGTACGAGGAGGCGCTGACGGAGCGGGCCGCCGCAGCTGTCCCCCGCGCCCGGAGGCCGGTCTCCGACACCGCCGCTCACGCATCGCTCACGCAGGAGCCGAAAGGCGAAGGGCAGGCCGGGGGCGAAACCTCCCCTGACCTGCCCTCTAGCTGAGCCCCCTGTCGGATTCGAACCGACGACCTACGCATTACAAGTCGATAGGTTCCACGCTGGGCCGCTCCGGTTCACTCCGGCTGCTCTGAAAATCCCTGGTGAGTGGGTCGGTTCACTCCGGCTCACTCCGGGGATTTCGGCTCCCGATGGGACCTCCGCTCACGCACCGCTCACGCAATGCTGGGATTCCGCACCGGCCCTGAACTGGGCGTATCCATTGTCTCGCGGACCGCCACTGACGCGCAATGGCCGGACATAAAGCGGCCCCGGCCGGATCGGCGTCCGGCCGGGGCCCACCCGTTCCTGGCACCGCCGCGCCAGGAACGGGAGCTCAGAAGTTCGTGCGGCTGTACGGGTGGTAGTGCAGCCCGGCGTGCCCCCGAGGGAGGCAGCAGTGCAGGCCGCCACCGGATTGCTCGGCCCAGCAGTAGTCGGACATGGGGCCGGTGTACCGGGGCAGGGTCGTCTTACTCACTCGATCTCTCCGTTCTGCGAGGGGCGCCGGGGCCGCATCGGGCAGCGGGGTCCGCACTCGTACACCTCGACGGACAGGTCGTGTGCGCCACTCATCCCCGTGGCCCGGCCGGCAGACCTCGCGCCGCGGGTCAGGCGGGTACCGCACCAGCAGCAGGCGTGCCCCGAGTGCTGTGCCCCGGTCAACCTGCGGGCGGACGGCGGTGTTGGGGTCCAGGTCATGGCCGGTCGGCGAGCGGGACCAGGCCGTGCTCGATCTGGCAGGGGTGGCAGGCGTGCTGCTGGCGGCCGGTCCCCGGGCCGGACCCGGTCTCGGCGATGTGGATCAGCCGTAAGTCCCGGGTGATCCCCCGATGCCAGGCGCAGTACCCGTAGGACGAGGAGCTAGCGAGGGTGCTCCGTCTCTGCGTATCGTCGGCCATGTCGACTCCAACCAGTCGGCCAAGCCCCGGGCCGGTGACACGGCCGCGGGGGTTTTCTCTGCTCGACTGTAGACCCACTTAGTACGTCTTGGCACGTCCTCAGACGGGCTAGGCAGATCTATGCCTGCATGGGCGGCGCTCTTACGGTCACAGCATGATCAGCCTGGACCGGGACGCCATGACGCCGCTGTACGTGCAGCTGGCCAACGTGCTGCGCGAGCGCATCCGCAGCGGCGAGATCCCCGTCGGCCGACGCCTGCCCTCCCAGGCCGAGCTGGAAGTGGAGACCGGCGGTGCCGTGTCCCGCCGGACCATCAAGACGGCGCTGGAGGTCCTCGCCAACGAGGGCCTGGTGCAGGGCGTCCAGGGCAAGGGCGTGTACGTCATCGCACTCCCGAGCTGACCCCGGACATGACGAAAGCGGCCCCGCCCTCCGAAGAGGGCGGGGCCGCGGTCATCGTGCGAAGAGGGCAGCTGCGCCGGTGGCGGCGCCTGCGAGGCCTGCGAGAACGCCGATCGTTGGCAGCGGCCATCGGCCCTTCTCCAGCGTGCGGATGCGTGTCTCGTGGTCGGCGACGTCCTTGCCGAGATCGTTGAGGCCCTGCCCGATGCCGTCCAGCTTGGTCTCTACCCGGGTCAGTCCATCGCTCAGGGATCTCAGCTCCTGGTACATCTGCGCCGAACTGATGTAGACGCCCGCCGGGTCCGAGGCGGGGGCGCCCATCAGACGCCGGGCGCCGAGCTGGCGCTGTAGCGCTGGCCGAAGCCGCGGACGAACAGACCCTTCACGAGGGAGACGGCTGCGGCGATACCGGCCGTGGCCGCGCCCTGCCAGAAGGAGACGTGCAGCATGTCGCCGGGGCCGCCCGCGAGGGCGACGGCGCCGGCGGCGCCGAGGAACGTCCAGAGGACGCGTTCGATCAGGTCGACGGCGTAGGTCTTCGCCGTCTTCACGACGGTCTCGGCCTCGCCGGGCAGGGTGAACTCGGGCATGGGATTACCTCACTTCTTCTCGAGCGCGGTGACGCGCTTCTCCAGGGCGGTGAGCCGCTGTTCGGTGGTCGGCGTCGACTTGGGGGCCGGGCCCGGGAGCGGGGCGGGGAGAGTGGTCGGCTTCGACCAGGAGGCCGGGTGGGTCAGCCGCTCGGCGACGTCCGTGCGGAGCTGGGCCATGGTGAAGGTGAACTTGCCGCGGGTGCCGTAGCCCTCGACCGGTCCGGCCGGGTCGATCTTCCCCTCGACGCTGGTCTCCAGGTGGCCGGCGACGGAGCCCGCGCCCCAGCCGTGGTGGCGGCAGATCGCCGCGTTCCAGCGGACCCAGGTGTCGTACTGCGCCCGCGTGTACACGTCGCGGCCGTTGCCGAGGTTCTCCGTCTCGATGCCGTACAGCTGGTCGTTGCCGTCGACAGTGCTCGACTTGTCCTGCTTGGGCAGCGGCTTCTCTGCGGTGATCGCCGCCATGACGTTCGCGGCGGCGAGGCCGGCGTGGTTGGCGCGGTGGCAGGAGACCAGGACGGCGACGCCCGACTTGGGCAGGAACGTGTGGCAGAGCGGCGGGGGCAGGCTCGGCGCCCCGCCGGTGGTCACCGCCTTCAGCGAGTCGGATCCGGCCGTGTGGTGGTTGAGGACGCCGTGGACGGGGCCGAACGGCTTGCCGGTGGCAGCGTCGCGCCCGCTGGTCTCCCAGCCGTGGAACTCGGTGAAGCGGACGCCCTCCGCCTTCAAGGCCGCGCGCCACTCGGCCGCGGTCATCGGGTTGGCCATGCGGATCTCCAGACATGAAGAAGGCCCCGGCCTGGAGGCTCGGGGCGGCAGGGGCGGGGCGGGTCAGGTGGCGGGTCGGTAGCGGCGGACGGTGAGCTGCCCGTACAGCTGGTCGACCGTCAGGTACTGGCCGTCCGCAGCCGTTGAGTGGGCGTCGCCGCGCAGGACGACCGTCATCCGGTGCCCGTCCGGCCAGTCCGCGGGCACGGTGTACACGGTGTCGACGAGGAGCGGCATGTGGTGCCGGTCGTGGTCGACGTTGTCCCCGCAGTAGCTGCTGATGCGGGTCCACACCCCGCTCGCACCGGCCCCGTTGTCGACGTCGTACTGCCACAGGGTAGCCGACCCCGATCGTGTAGCTGGGGTTGACGGTGTCGTTGGTGACGCGAGCCCGCCCGGACACGTCGAGGACATCGCCCGCGGAGACGGGGACGACAACCCGCAGCAGCGTCGCGTAGGCGAGCCCGGCCGCCGCCTGCACTTTGACCTTCGTGGCCGGGACCTCGTCGGTTGCGTGCAGGCCGAGGAGGACCGGGGTCGGTACTGACGTGATCACCAATGCTCCTTACGCGGCGGCTTCGTAGGTGATGGACCCGCGCAGGATGTGTCCGGCGGCCAGCGTCGCGGGGGTGGTCGGCGTCATGTTCGACCCGGTCGCCGGGGTGGCCGACGTGGGGAACGTCGCGTTCACCACGGACTGCCCGCTGCCGAGGGTCAGCTGCCCGATGTAGGTGGACCCGGCGGTGGCGCGGGCGCCGCCGATGGTGTCCACGCCGGCCGCGGCCGCGGCCGCCGGAAGGCTGAAGGAGTAGGTACCCGATCCGTAGGTGGTGGTGCTGCCGGCGGTAAGGGTGAACCCGGCGATCGTCGTCCGGCCGATCTTCATGTACCGGCCGACCAATGTTCCGTTGTTCAGGACCGGGTTGGTGGTGGCCGCAGTCCACGCTGGGGTGTACGACGTCCACGCTCCGAAGATCGTGTTGAACTGGTCCCTCACCTCTTGGTTCAGGAGCGCGGCGGTGACGACCTCGCCGACCACCCAGGTGCGCGGGGCGAACGTCACTGCGTGGCCTCCTCGATCGCGGGCGAGAGCGAGGGCCGCCGGGTGCCGACCAGTAGCCCGGCGGCAGCCGCGGCCTCGGCGACCATGCCGTCCAGGACCGGATCCTCAGATGGCGGTGGCGGCTGGTCCCAGCTCGGGTCGTCGGGGTGCCACCAGTTCCGGTCGTGTGGCAGCTGGTCCGTGACGGACGCCTCCACCGTGGCGACGTCCTCGGGGAAGACAAGCTTGATCCAGCCGAGCCCGCACTCGGTGCAGGCGATCCGCGGGTCGGACGGCGTCACCACCTGTGCCGACCCGCAGGGACAATCGGCCACCCACCGGTTGTGGTTGATTCGGGCGTAGGCCTGCTGGCCGAGGATGTAGCCGTCGGGCGGGACCAGGCGCCGCTGCTGACGGTGCTCGGCCCACCGGAACACCCGCTGCGCCGGCGGAACCTGTGACCAGTCCTCGGGGTGGCGGGCGGGTGGCGGCAGATAGAAGGCTTCCGCCCGGATGACGGGGATGGCCACGACGGCCTCCGTTCAGTAGGCGAGGCGGGTCGTGGACCCGAGGACGGAATAGGTCGCGTCGTCGAGAACCCACACGGAGTCGGTGGCCGACGCCGAGGTGTGGAACTGGATGACGTGCGACTTCTCTTTGAGCGTCTCGGTGTAGCCCTCGACGGTGGCGCGGACGCTCGACGCGGGGGCCTGCGAGGGCATGCTGGTGACGGTGAAGTACGAGCTAATCTCGGCGTCGAGGATGTCCAGGTAGTTGGACATCGTGTACGCCTCGATGATCGCCTCGCGCATCTCCGGCAAGGGGTTGGCGTAGCGGGACACCAGCCAGTACGCCGCATCCAGCACGCTGTTGTCGGACGTCTTGATGACGTCGAGCTGCCGCGGGTACTCGCCGAACGCCAGGACGCTGGCAGGCGCAGTGACCTTCTGCGTGGCGCCGCCAGGCCGCGAGGCCTCGACGGAGTTGACCAGCTTCTGGTCGTCGTCCGCGTAGTTGCTGCCCGGCTCCAGATCGGCGTAGTTGATCGTGAAGACTTCAGTGGAAGGGTCCGGGTTGTAGCGCAGATCCCGGGACTGGTAGGCCAGCCCGTAGTAGTCGCGCTCGGCGTAGAGCTTGCCCGACTCGGTGGACTCGACCTCCCGCATGCGCGCTACCACACCGGTGCCGCCCGGTCCTTGCGAGGCGATCGCGTCGTGCGTGGCGCCCAGGATCGTCACCGACGGGATGCCTGCGTACAGGGCCAGCCTCGCCATCCGGACGTCGGCGTCCTCGCCGGAGAACCCGGTCGTGGCCGCCTGGTAGTGGGACGGGGAGATCGTCGCACCGATGCTGCCGTTGACCGAGGTGACCGCAACGTGCGCGATCTGTCCGGTGAAGAGGCGGGCGCCGCGGTATCCGCCGATGTGCATGGAGCGCAGGCCGACCATGTCGACGATGCTGCTGGTGAAGCTGGAGGCGACGCCGTCCACGTACAGCTGCTTGGTGGGGTAGCCGTCGTGGACGATGTGGTGCCAGTTCCCGTCGGTGACGCTGGCGCCGCCGGAGGTGTAGACGGTGAGCGTGCCGCCCGAGTCGGTGTGCTCGATGGTCGGGACGCCGCTGGCGTTCAGGGCGTAGACGATCTGGTGGTCGAGGCCCGGCTCGAACATGCCGAGGATCGCCCGGCTCGGGGTCGTGGTCTTGATCCAGAACTCGACGGTCTGCCAGTACGTGGTGCTGTCGGCAGCGAACTGTGCACCCAGGTCTCCCGTCAAGTACTTGCCTGCCGAGGCGGACGCGGGTGTGAACGTGACGCTGGTGTCGCCCGTGTCCGCGAGCCCGTCCGTGCCGAACTCCAGCGTTCCGCCGGCGCTGACCTGGGTGACGGCGAGCGAGCCGCAGCCGCCGCCGGAGATGTCGCCCGCCGCCAGGGATCCGGACGGCTCGGTGAGCGGGTAGTAGGCGGACACGAAGTCGGTGACGCCCGGCACGTTCTGGGTGAGGATCTCCTGGGCCAGCATGGACTTGAGGACGGGCAGCCGGTTCAGCCGCTTGAACAGATCGGTACACGAGATCGTGACGCTGGAGGCGAGGCCCTCCCACTCGATCGGGAATTCGTTGACCATGCCGTAGAAGCGCGGCCTGACCTCGGCGCCGACGAGGGCCCACTCGATGTAGCCGGACGTGCCGCCGGTGCGGGTGGTGGGGAAATCCACGGCATGGGTCTGGGAGGTGACCCAGGCGGGGGTGGCCAGGGTGCGGCGGGGCGTCCAATCCCAGCCGTCGCCAGACGTCTCCCAGTACACGGTTCCGCCGGACTCCCGTACCCGTAGCCACGCGTGGTCGATCGCGCTGTACGTCAGGTTCACCGCGGCCCCGTCGGCGAACGCGGTCTGCGACTGGGCACTGATCACGCCGGTGCCCGCGTCGTACCGCCAGCCGATACGCGTCCCGGCCGTGGTCGAGGTGACCCACATCGAGGCGGCACAGTTCGACGAGCCGTTGAGCGCGGGCACCGCGACCAGCTTCGCCGTCAGCTTGCTGCCCACCAGGTTCCAGCTGCGGGCGCTGGTGAAATTCGTGTCCACGCCCGGCGCCATTGGGATGCGCAGGCGCCTCTCGCTGGTCTCGGTGGCGGGGCCGGTATTCGTCGGCCACAGTGTCGAGTTGACGCGCTGGTCGTCGAAGGCGTCACCGAGCATGGCCATCGGGTACGGCGCCGACCCGGACTGCGTCGGCATCACTGCGACGCTGACCCGGATCGGCGCGTTGCGCCGCACGTAGGGGTAGTACGGGCTGGAGCTGTTGCCGGGGGTGAAGCGCCCGTCCTGGTTTTCCAGGGTCAGGGTCGCCGTGCCGGGCTGGGTTTCCGACAGTTCGTCTGCCGCACCCCGGGTGATGACGACACCTCTGATGTCGTCGGCGTAGGGGCTGATGTCCGTCCAGGTGATGGTGGACGGCAGCTGCACCAGGCCACCCCAGCCCACCTCTACGAGCAGAGCCATCCGCTCACCCCCCGACACTCAGTCGCACGGACGCGCCCTGCGCGCGACCGAAACGAACAAGGACTCGCTGGATTTCGCGGCCGACGGCAACCGGATCCATGGCCTGCTCGATGCGGACGTTGACGACCATGCCGCCGCCTCCGGCGCCCGCCACGGCAGGACGGCCGAGGACGGGCCTAGTTCCGGCGACCCGGCCGGCCACCACACCGAGTGCCCGGTCGACGTGCGGGACTGCGTCGACCAGGCCGCGTGCCAGCCCCTGCGTGGTGTAGCGGCCGAGCTGCGCCATCACGGTGCTGGGGCTCTTGATTCCGAGCGCCTTCTTGATCGCCTTCTGCATGCCCTTGGCGATCTTCAGCATGAGGTTCTCGATGTCCTTCTGCTGGCCCTCCAGCCCCTTGAGGAAGCCGCGCCCGGCGTTCTTCCCGCTGTCGTACATCCGGTCGGCGCCGACCTGCCCGAGCGACTTCGTGCTCTTGTTGATCTGGGTTTCCAGCGAGTTGATCGAGGAGAAGGTCGCCTTGTCCGCGCCGACCAGAGCGCTCGCGTAGGCATAGCCCTGCTCCGGGCCCATGTTGAGGATCTGGTGCAAGAGGCTCTTGTTGAGCCCCTTCTTGGCCAGCATGTCGATGTACTTCGTGAACTGCTTGACCTGCGCCAACTTGCTGGCGAGGCCGCCCTTGATGCCGCCCGCCGTGACGCTGTCGGCATCCATGCCGAGATTGGACAGGCCCGCGCCCTCGCGCGCGTTCTTCGTGACGTCGCTCGCGAAGGCCTTCGCCTCAGCAAGTTTCTTGACCAGGGCGTCGCGCTTCGTCGCCGCGGTCAGGAGCTTCGCCGTCTGCTTGTCGATCATCTTCAGGAGGCTGGACTCCTTCTTGCCGGAGAAGGCCGTCCTGACATCGGCCGCGAGATCCTTCGACACTGACTTGATCTTGTCGCGGGAGTCGGTCAGACCGTTGATGAACCCCTTGCCCACATCCTTGGCCAGGGCCTTCGTCTTCTTCGACGGAGAGGCGATCTCCAGCTCGGCCTTGAT